TAGATAGTATCTATGCTATAGATTCACAAGAGGTAGACAATGACTAACGACACTCTCATACACGGAGCCGTCCGTAAGAGTGCATGGCACAAGGCAGGTGTAGCAGTTGAGGCTACATCTGCCAGTGAAGTAGCCAGTCAAGCAGGATTAGACTGGACAGTTTCACTACATGACATCGAAGCAATGTATGAAATACCAGGCAGTGATTTAGGTAATCGCATACCAATCACAGATAAAAAAGCGGTTATTAAAACAACACCATTTGGTGAAACAACAGCCATTGGTGTAGTTGGTAGTCGCTATAAAGTATTTCAGAACAATGAAATCTTTGGCGCACTAGATAACTTAATTGATTCTAGTGGACTTAGATATGCAGCAGCAGGTGAGTATGATGGCGGAGCAAAGGTATGGATGTTAATGGAAACTCCAATGGAGATGACCATTGCAGATGACCCACACTCAGCCTTCTTACTAGCCAGGACTAGCCATGATGGCAGCAGTTCAGTCATAATTAAACCAGTGATTGAACGATTGTTTTGTATGAATCAAATTAATAAGATATACAAGAATAGAAACAAGTATACTTATAGTTTGAACCATACAAGTAATGCATTCCTATCAGTGTCAGAGATAGCCAACATCATACAACTAACTTATGATATGGCTAATGATTACACCGCATTAGCAGATACATTACTCAGTCGACAAGCAAGTCATGAGCATGCCAAAAATTATTTCAAGCGTGTGTTCCCACTACCAAGTAAGATAGAGGACGCACCGTATCACCTGCTATCAACAGGTGAAAAGAAACAATTTACTAATGCAATCAATGCTAGGACTAAAGCCTTCGATATCTATGCAGCCTCACCTACACAGGAGAACATACGAAACACAGAGTTTGGTATGTGGCATGCAGTTATAGAGTGGGCTGACTACAACGCTAAAGGTAAGAACTTAGCAGTCAGCACAATGGCTGGTCGTAATGATGGTATTAAAACCAGAGCACTTGAACTACTAGGAATATAAGGAGATAAAATGGCAATGTATTACACAGAAATAGATGGTGCTGAACCAACAGTATCTATCCAGGTAAAGGATGCTAAGTACACCCTTACCAGTGAATCACTTACTAGATTAATAGAAGAAAAAGAAAGCCTTAAGATAGAACTAGCACAGGTTGAACGCAAGTTTAAAAGCGCTCAGTTTGATGTAAAGGAATTCTTTCAATCTAAGTATGAGACAGACAGTGATGAGATTGTATGTGAAGTAGATGATATTAATAGCCTACTCAAAGATATAGGTAGTGATGAACTAACTAAGTCATGGTCAGCAACCATTACTATTACAGCCACAGTTACAGGTATAGAAGCAGCCAACAAAGAAGCAGTAGAAGATTTGATTCAAGATAGTATTGATGTCAACTTCACAGCAGACGGCGACATATGGGTTGACGATATATCTGTAGACTCTGTATATCCTGAAGCATAGTATGTGATATACTAATCTTGAGCAGCCCTAGTTTCGGCTATCTCCTTTCCTAGGGCTGTCTCATAAATAAAGGAGAGCAATGGCAAAAGAAATAGATAGAGATAGGTACGGCAGGCCATTAATAATTCCACCAAATGGTGGTAAAGCAATAGCCTATACACGAGCAACAACAATTGCTAATTCATTAGATGATGCATCAGCATTAACTGCATGGAAAATGCGGATGGCAGCCATTGGATTAACAACACGACCAGATATATTATTATCAATAACAGCAGCACAAGATGATAAGTTGGCAGTCAACTCTTTGATTGAAGATGCTATGCAAGTAGCAGGCGCAAACAAAGCAGCCAACATAGGTACAGCAATACATTCATTTGCTGAACAGTTAGATTTAGGACACGACTTAGGAGTGGTACCACCAGAGTGGTTGCCAGATGTAAAAGCCTATGAACATGCAACTAAGATTCTCAACAACAAGTTCATTGAACAGTTCAGTGTGTTAGACAAATACAAAATTGCTGGCACACCAGACAGAGTTGTTGAGTATAACGGCGAGTTATTTATTGCAGATATTAAGACTGGTCGTATAGACCATCCAAGTAATATCGCAATTCAGTTGGCTATCTACGCCAACGGCTTGCCGTATGATACCGCTACGGCAACCCGTAGCACATGGGGAGAAGTAAACAAAGATAAAGCAATCATTATCCATTTACCCGCAGGAACTGGCACGTGTAAGTTAGTGTGGATAGATATTAAAGAAGGCTGGAAAGGTTTACAGTTAGCCATGAAAGCAAGAAAGTGGCGAGACCAGAAGGGTTTAACCACTACATTTGAATAGGAGAAAAATGAGTAGCACTGAAGCACCAATCAGTATCAATCTCAAAACAGCAGGAGGCACACAGATAACTCTGCGTGCAGAAACAGCAGACCAGTTTGCTGACATGATTGCACAAGGTATACACATTATTACCGATGCAGTTACTGAAGTAGAACTAGCAGTCAAAGGGACATCAGCAAGTAAGCCGATGTCAGTAGCAGACATTGCCTCTAGTTTCAATGCAAACATCACATCCACTGAATCAGGTGGAGAAGAAACAGTAGAAGATAAATGGGGTAACACTTGGGTATACAATAAACCAGGTGCACCATCATGTGAACGTGGAGTTATGGTACTTAAGTATGGAAAAGCACAGGCAACTGGCAAACCATACAAAGCATTCTATGACCCAGCAGCAGGTCCTCGTTGGACAGGTCCAAAAGTTCCAACAGAACTACGCACTAAACCAATCTTTGCTTAGTGCTTAACAGTAAACGGGGACTGAGTCGTGGTGCCAGTCCCCGTTTATATTAAAGGAGAGTAATGAAAACATTAATTAGAAGTGTTAACAATACAAACGTGGGTGGTGAACCACTACCAGCAGTCTTTAAAGTATTTGAAAACGCAGGAATTATTTTACGCAGAGCAGAAGTAACGGTAATTGCAGGCACCCCAGGTGCAGGTAAGTCATCAATCGCACTAGCGATTGCAGCCAAAACTAAACTGCCTACTCTTTACTTCAGTGCAGATACCAATGCACATACAATGGCAATGAGATTGATTGCTATGACTGGCAACATCAGTCAGCAGCAGGCTGAACAGTTAATCAAACGTCAGCCAGAGAAAGCAAAAGAAGTATTAGCCAATGGTAATCATTTGTTTTGGTGCTTTGAATCAAGCCCAACACTAAAAGATTTAGATGAAGAAGTATCAGCATTTGAAACCATTTGGGGCAAGAGTCCAGCACTTATAGTTGTAGATAACTTAATGGACATAGCAATGGATGGGCATGATGAGTTTGGTGGTATGCGTGCAGCAATGAAAGAACTCAAGTATCTAGCCAGAGATACAAACGCAGCACTACTTGTATTGCACCACACCAAAGAAGGATATGAAGGTAGTCCGTGTCAGCCAAGGTCGTCTATCCAGGGATTAGTTAATCAGATACCAGCAATGGTATTAACTATTGGTCAGATGAAACAAGCAGATATGAATTACTTATGCGTAGCCGCAGTTAAGAATCGTTATGGCAAGGCAGACCAGACGGGTAACAACTACGTTACTCTTGCATTTAATCCAGAATCTATGTATCTAGATGATGTTATGATTCGGTATATGCCACAACAACAGGAGTTTGAATGAGTAATCCACGCAAAGCAAAGGGTTCTAGCGCAGAAAGAGATGTAGTTAATTGGCTAAAGAAATGGTTCCCTTATGTAGAACGTAGGATTGCAGGTGCACATCTAGACAAAGGAGATATAGCGGGAGTTAATGGTGTAGTTATAGAGGTAAAGAACCACAGAAAGTTAGACCTATCCGCATGGGTAAAAGAACTAGAAATAGAAATTAAAAATGATAAAGCATGGACAGGTGTAGTCATACACAAACGAACAGGCAAAGGAGATGTAGGAGAATGGTATGCCACAATGCCAGCAAAAATATGGATAGAATTAATTAGGAAGATTAATGGACAAGCATGATATATCTGCCTACTTAACACACGTAGGCGCCACCCTGCCAGCAGTCGGGCATGGTTGGCGCAAAATGAAATGTCCATTTCACGGAGATAAACACGCATCAGCAGCCATTAACTTTGATGACAATAGATTTAAATGTTTTGGTTGCGAAGCACAAGGTGATGTATACGATTTAATAATGTACAAAGAAGGAGGTAATTATATTGAGGCTATCAAATTCGCAGAGAGCATATCTCTTGCAGGCAACAGACCAGTACGCAAAACATCTACATCTAGCAGAAGAGTATCTTTCAACTCGGCATCTCTCGGTAGAAGAGGGCAGAAGTTTTAGTCTAGGTGTAGTAGCAGACCCACTACCAGGGCACGAGGCCTACAGAAATAGATTAGCAATCCCTTATATAACACCATCAGGTGTGGTTGATATTAGATTTAGAAGTATGAACAACCACGAAGACCCTAAGTATATGGGTGTACCTGGGGCTAAAACTACAATGTTTAATGCACAGGTAGTCTTAACAGCAGGTAGTTATGTATGTGTAACTGAGGGTGAGTTAGATACAGTAGTGCTATCAGTTAAGACAGGACATCCATCAGTTGGTATACCTGGAGTTAATAACTGGAGACCATACTATGCAAAGATACTAGATGATTTCGAAACAGTAATTGTATTAGCAGATGGTGACAACGCAGGCTTAGAGTTTGGCAAAAGACTAAGCAGAGAACTACACAACGTTAATCTATTACAAATGCCAGAAGGACACGATGTTAACAGTATCATTGTGCAAGAAGGAAGGGAGTGGATAGATGAGCGAATTCGAAAATGCCTGGGAAACTGACGAAGAGTTTTGGGATTTTGTTGAAGACAATAAAAAGTTAGTTGGCATAGCAATCTCAGATGGACAAGGGTTAGATATACTTAACGCTTTAAGAGATATATATGTATCAATAAAAGAACAACCAGATACTGCTATGCGTATGCTTACCCTATTGGCTACAGTTATATATGCAAGTAGCGTGGGAGAAGGCAGACAATTTACAGATGAAATACAGGTAGCATCGGCAATGGAACAGTTTGATACCAGCATTAAGGAGATGTTAGATGAAGAATCCAAGTGATGTTGATGTAATACTCAACGAACTACGTAGTATTATGATGAAGAAACAAGAAGATTACGGACCGTTAAATATAGCCCTTGCCCCTGGCGGTGCTATGAATGGGCTGAGGGTTAGGATGTATGACAAACTGGCTAGACTAAATAACCTGGCTGATAAAGACGCCACGCCCAATTTTGAATCAATAGAAGATACTCTTATAGACCTGGCTAACTATGCAATAATAGGACTATTGGTACAAAGAGGACAGTGGGAAGGCGTTGAATAGTTAATGAGTGAGGCGTGGGTACAAGAGTATGATTTGCTAGTATCCACCCTTGCCATGGAGTATTCCAGAAAATACTCTATAGTTGAAACTGCAGATGTAAAACAGATTCTATGGATGTGGTTCATTACCCATCCAAATAAATATACAGAGTGGTCTAAGTTACCACCTAAAGATAAAGAAAAATTAATTGCAAAGTCATTGCGTAATGCTGCTCTTAAATATTGTGAGCAAGAAAAAGCCCGTAAGTTTGGCTACGATATGGTTGACCTTTACTACTACGACCCATCAGTTATCGAGGCATTTTTGCCATCTATCCTGGCAGATAGTTATGAAATACCTAGCAAAATACAGGACCTCAACTTTAAGTTTGGTAAATCAGGAGAAGTAACAGACGGAAATAATTGGTTAGTTCTTAGGTCAGATATAGAAAAAGCATTCAACAAGTTAGCAGAGGCTAAACAAAATATTTTAAGGCTAAAGTTTACAACGGACAACTATGAGTGGAATGACTTAGCCAAAGAATTAAACACATCAGCAGACGGTGCACGCATGAGAGTTACACGTGCAATTAATTCCTTGATTAGAATCTTAGGTGGATGGCGTACCTATACAGATACAGATAACTTAGACGTTAAAGAAGATGAAGAAGAAGATGACACAAGAGCCTAGAGAAATAAAAGATTTATTTAAAAAGGATTACAGCAGGGCAATGGACCTACGTGGTAATCCTATAGGTGATATCTGTGTCTGTGGTTCAGAACTATTTACGGCTATAGTTGCTTTTGAATATGGCGAAATATGTTTCTACTTTCTAGATGGAGAATGTGTAGACTGTGGTTCATTGGTCACCCTACCTACACCAATAGACGACCATGGGATGGACTGTGATTAATGGATTTTAAAATAAACTCAGAGGCTAAATGTCCTAATTGTTTCAAAATTATATGTACTTCTAATCTAGATATAGACCAAGCAGTAATAGATATAGTTGCATTTCATTATGCAGATTGTAAGGATAAATAAATGCCATACTATGACTTTGAATGCAAGGTATGTGTGGTGGTGTTAGAAACAAATGATTCTGCTCCACCAACTTGTGCCTCTTGCGGAAACTTCATGACTCGTATATGGTCCTCTACACCAGTACACTTCAAGGGAAGTGGTTTCTATTCAACAGGAGGATAATGTTATTTAGTGATACACCAGCATGTCTTGGTATTGATGTAGAACTATTCTTTACTGAAGAGAGAGGCAACTATCCTCACCTTGCTGATATTAAAAGAATATGTAATACTTGTCCAGTGCGAGTCGAATGCTTTGACTATGCAATAGATACACTAGTTCATGGAATATGGGCAGGTACTACTAAAGAAGAAAGGGATAAGTACAGAAGAAAGCATGGCATTGTAGGTAAAACTGTTGTGCCAGCATCTGTATTTAACGGTGTAGTTTATGAGTAAACTATCTGACTTTGATTTAGATTTATCAGTTGGTCATGAAGGTGAAGGATTAGTTAATGAACTACTAACTGGTGGTAAAACTGTTGAGGTTAAGACAGACCTTAAATGGAAAGACACTGGCAACTTATATATAGAAACAGTATGTTGGTCTCATAATAATAATGAGTGGTATCCATCTGGTTTGTCATCAACTAAGGCTGAGTACTGGGCATTTGTATTAGAAGGAAGTGTGTTGTTAGTATTAACTGATACACTTAGAAGGGCAGTTACTCTTTGGGGTCACCCAATTACCTGCAACATACCGCCCAACCCAAGTAAGGGTTATTTAATTAAACCAGAAAGAATTTTACAAGTCATACAAGAGTTGTCTAAGTAGAGGGGAACTGCTTAGAAAACAAAAAAGACCCCCGCTCCTAGTATTTCTACTAAGGCGGGGGTTCTTTGTGTCTATAAAGGGCCTTTAAAGGCCGATTAAGGGTATATAACTACTACTTAGTACGCCCAAATTCTGGCGCAGACTTGTCCAAAGCCTTCATAATAGGTCCTACTAGGCCAGCAAGAAATGCTGCAGACAATACCTTTGGGTCACGTTGACCTGCTGTGTATAGGGCTACTGCTGATGCTGCTGCTGCACGTAGGTAGGACATTGCAATTTGTTTTGCTTTTTCTTTATCAAACATTTGTTCTCCTTAAAGGAACTTAATTAATTCAGCCCAAGTTTTTGGACCAATGATTCCGTTGGAATCAATATTACCGTGATTATCTTGGAACTTAATCACAGATGCTTTGGTCTTTGGACCATAGATTCCATCGGCTTCTAAAGCAAGGGCTTGTTGAACTATCTTTACACCATTGCTTTTATCTCCAGGTTTAATTGTTCCTGGAAATTCTGGAGCATTTGATACTGGCACTTTAGTATTAACTTCATTGCCCTTGTAGTTAGGTCGGCCAAAACCTACGATAGATACCATAACTTTATTTTTGTTTTTGGTATAACCACGAGTTTTAACTGCTACCTCACCACCATTACGTTGGTCTCCTTTAGGATTACCAGCAGTATTACCTTCGATACAGACCACAGTTCCATCGTTATTGTTTTCAACTACAATACCAACATGGGAAATACGGTCTACGTTATCTCCAGGAAAATCAAAGAATGCTATATCACCAGGTAGAGGTTTAGCATCCTTAGCATCGGTCCAAGTATTCATCTTCTTATAAGCATTTGCACCTGCAACTGTTGATACACAGTTAGGTACTTTAACCCCTGCTTGGTTGGCACACCACATAACGAATGAGCCACACCAAGGCAGGAAGTTTGCCTTAGTAAAGGCACCATACTTGGTTTCATTATCTTTAGGACCTTCAATAGTCCCTACTTCTTTCTTAGCAATCTCAATGATTGCGGCAACTGTTCCCTTTGTCATTAGTTGTAGTTAGGGTCAATCTTATTTGACTTATCAGTAGCCTGACGATTCTCTACCTCTACATCTGCTACCGTCTTAGCACCCTTGTCTACTGCAGAGAAGGCTGCGTTAATTTCATCAAGAGATAGTTTGCCATCATCCATAAATGCACGGGCTAACTTCTCTACTACTGCTGCTACTGCGGTAAGACCAGCAACAGTTACTGCTGTAATGGTATCAACACCAGCGATAGCACCAGCACCAATTACAGATAGACCTGATGCTGCAAATACAGCAACAATACGCATTAATACATTTTTAAGTGAGGCCATTATTCATCATCCTTTGGGTTACGTAAGTTGAAAGTTATACCCCATACAACTAGGGATAAAACAATTGCATAACCAACTACAGTTTTGGCTGAACCTTCTAGCACTACCCAAGCAATAAACATGCCTAGTAATGTCCATAGTTGATTAAAGATATCTGAGAACCAACGCTTCATGGTTTCCTCCTATAAGCGGATACAGCACCAGCGGTTGCTGCTGCTTGGGTTGCAATATTTCCTGCAATAACTGCTGCGACAATAACCTTTTCAGATTCTTCTCGTACTTCTTCAGTCATGTCCGCCCCTACAGAACCAAGTGCATCTAACGCTGCAATTGGATTAGTAAATACTTCTTGTAGCATTGCTACTGGGTCTTGCAATAGTTGAATTGCTATTGCAGTTTCTGCCGTTACTACTACGCCATTAGATAATTTAACTGGCGTGTCAGGTTCTAATAGTTCTAAATCTGTCTCTTCTGCCTGTACAATTGGTTCTTCAGTTTCTTCTACAGGAGGTTCAGGTTGAATAGGTTCTGGCTCAGGCTCAGTTTCTACTGGGACAGGCTCAAGTTCTGGCTCTGGTTCAGGTTCTGGAGTAGGTAATGGTGTTTCTTCTACTGGAACTAGAACTTCCTCTACTACTGTTTCCTCAACCAAAGGAGGAATAAATGGGTTTGGAATTATTATCGGGGGCTGTACTACTACAATATCTGGAACTGTTGGAGTTGTGGTATCAGGTACTGGTTCTACTACGGGGTCTGGCGTAGGCTCAGGTTCTGGTACAACAGGCTCAGGTTCTACAGGTTCAGGCTCTAAAACAGGAGCCTCTTCAACCTGAATAATATTTGCTTGTTCTAAAGGAACAACCGTTCCATCAGTTAAACGTGCACCTGTGCGCTCACCACCATACAAAGGACCATTAACTGCATAGGTATATGCAACGGTTCCACCTGTTTGGATTTGAGCAGTAATAACAATACTGGTTACTTCACCACTCATACTTCCATACGGACGGTATGCACCATCTACTTGGAATCCACCATCACTAACATTAATAATGAAGTGAGTATCTGGCATACGGTCAGGCAATGCCCACCAGTCACGGGACTCAATTGATATAGATGGGGTTAATGGATAGTTCCAATACGTACCATCTGGGCTACCAAAGGTAATGACTGAGTTAGTTGTAGCGTATACATTCTGATATGTAACACCATCATAAACAACTGATACTGTCAGTGGTATTTGATAGGAAACATCATCTCCACCTTGAGTAACAACAGTGGTAACTGCTGGTGCAAAATCTTCTGCCCTTGCTGCAACTGGAAATAAAAATAAAGAATTAAAAACTATAAAACAAATTACTAAACTATTTCTTGCCTTTAGAAATAAGTGTGTAAATCTGGTCAACTCGGGTTTCCAATCGGGTAATGCGTCCCTCTAAGTTGTGTCCCCCGTTGCCGTCAGGTTTAAGTTCTGACAGGTAGTGCTTTACTAGCCACCTAATTGATGCTATGAAACTTCCTATAATAGTTGCAACTGATACCGCAATACCAGCCCAGTCAGTAGGCGTCATGTCATTATACCGTCCTAATAGTTACTTCAATTATCCCACCGAATCCATCAAACCTTCTGTCTGGTGGAGTCATGCGAGTAAATGAGATTTGCTCAATAATTATCTGGCGAGTTTCGCCAGTAGTTAGGTCTTGCCAAGTAACGACATCGCCATTTTCTTCTATGCTTTCCAACTGTTGTAATCTATGTAGTGCTGAACCTTCATAGCCAGACACTACGTTGTATCTATCTGTTTCTATATCAAAGCAATAAATAGGAAACTTCAAGGCTCTCTGTCTAGGTGTAGCAATAGTAGCCTTTGCTTGATAGCCCTTGAATGTAGGACCAGTTGATGTAGTAGTTGAGTCACGATTAAATGTAAACTTATATGCTACATATTCTTGTGCGGATTCAGGTTGAGATGTAGTCACCTCAACAGCAGTTACCCCTGATTCATAGGTAATGTGGTCGTATGGAACATCATTCTTATCTATAGTTGCTAGCGTTAATGAACCTTTAGTAAAGTCACCACGAGCAAGAAGACGTTTAAAATTCTTAGGCTCAAGGGTGCCGTATCTAATGTAGCCTGTAGTTATAGAGCCAGTTGTAGATAAGACTGAGGTTGATTGAATAGCAATACCATTGCTACCTGATGTAGTAAATGCTATCTGATTTGAGTTACCTACAAAATTTACAGTAGTAGCGTAGCCAGTAGCCCCATCTAGGTAGGTATCTTTGGCGTAAGCAAACCGCAATGTCTCAAGTTCGTTACCTAAATCAATTCTGTATAGCCCAGC